GTAATGGAAAGACTAAATGTAAGCTTAGAAGCTGAACCAATGGGGCTTCTCAAGATGATTGCTAAAGAAAGGCATTTACCGCCGACAACTTTCGCCCGTCAAATTCTTTTAGAGAAGCTTGATGATATGGAAGATGAATACTGGGGCAATATAGCCCTGGAACGCATGGAAAATAATAAGGGTGAATATATAAGCCATGAAGATGCCTGGAAACATTTGGAGAGCAAATAATGCCTTTACATATTGTTTATGAGCCAAAGGTTGCAAAGAAAGATATTCCAACATTGAGTTTTGCTATACAAAAAGCAATAAAAGATTCTATTGAGAAAAAGCTTACCAGCAACCCTCTTGCCTTCAGTAAAAACCTAACGGGAAACCTAAATGCTTTCAGATGTCTTAGAGTAGGAGATTATAGGATAGTGTTTATTGCTAATGAGGCATTAAAAGAAGTAAAGATATATGCCATAGGCCACCGTAAGAATATCTACGAGATAATAAATAATAGAATATGATATAAATCAATCTATTAACTGAATTCCCCTTAAACTTAACAAAAAATACATTGACGTTAAGATAGGCATTGCTTACGGTTAGCGGCCTAATTGATGAGGTAATGTTATGGGTGTATGCGTAGGTGAGGCACGGCGGGTTCATGATAATGGTCATGTTGACTCTCCAACTGGGTGGTGGATTGGAGATTGTGGAGGCGGCAGAAGTGGTGGTAACAAGGCCGATAGGGACTATAGTAATGCCAGAGAGGGAGGCGGAAGCAGTGGAAGGGATAGTAGTGGCAGAGGAAATGGCGACAAAGGAAGTGGCAGAGTAGAACGTAACCCTGATGGCTATGGATATGGGACTGGGAGTAATCAGGAAGATTTTTACCCCAGCACATGGGGACAAGCTGTTTATTATGCAACTAGTCAGGATTGGCTTGGCCTAATGCCTAATTATATACCGACAGGATTTCCCCCAAGATTTACTCAAGCTATAATTAATATAAGGGCAGAATACTTAAGAGTTAAAGTTGAGGCAGCAGCTTCGGCGGCAGCAGCAGTAGTGGCAGCAAAGGCCGAGGCTGAATATAAAGTTAAAGTAGTAGCGGAATCAGAGCTATTAAAGGATGAGCCTTTGCTTTCCCCTGATATACGGACATCAATAGCCGATGCCTTATTGGACGTTAAGGTTGGGCAGGAAAAAACAAAGGATTTGCAATACAAATTAGATCATATTATTGCTCCAAGTTTCCTTAAAAAAAGATTACAAAGCGATATTAATAAAAAATTATCACCAGAAATAAATAAGTTAAATGTGGCCATAGAGAAACTTAAACCTGTCTATGAGCAGGCTAAAAAGGAGAAAGAGACTGTGTTAAAAGCACAGGAAGAGAAGGAGGCTGCTGACTTAAAAGCTAAGGAAGACGCTGAAGCTTTAAAAGTACAGCAAGAAAAAGAAGTGGCAGAGAAAGCAGCACAGGATGTAAAAGATGCTGAGGATAAGGCTAAAGCCGACCAAGAGGCCAAGACTAAGCCAGAAGATGCTCTAAAGGAGGCTGAGACCAAACCAGAAGAAGATGTTAAGAGTACTGAGCGGGTTACGAAGGCAGATAAAGAATATTTGGAAAAAATTAGGAATGAAATAGAGGTTGATCAGGCAAGGAAAGACCATGAAGATGAAGTCCTGCGCAAATATGGCGAAAATGTAGCTATGGAGCAAACTATAAAAGATGCCATTGCAGAGTTTAAGGATAAAAAAGATAGCATTGAAAAGACATATTCAAAAGATACAATAGTTGATATTTTAACTGACCAAGGGACTGAAAAAATCAGTAAGTATTTATTAAAATCACCATGGCCACCTGCTAAAGTTATAGGAGCGGGTATATGGGCATCTCATAAAATATACCAATGTAATATCAATAATCATGTAGAGTTTCAAAGAGACGATGCTATAATACAACTTCAAAAGGATGAAAAAACTTTTTATGATTCTTTAACTAAAGAGCAAATAGAACTTTATCCACATTTAGTTCAAGAGTTATATCATGAATGAGTTGTTAATATGAGTATGATTGCCTCAGAATTAAGTCGTAGGTTTGGGATTTGGCAGCATAAAGCTTATAGATATACTATTTACCTGGCAATAGCTTGTATTGTAGGTGTGGAATTGTACGAGTGGCTATTTCAATAAGGAGACAAAATGATTGCCCTGCTAATCCCTGTATTCCTTGTATTGTTTACTATAAGCAGTGGAGCAGTAGCAGAAGGAAAAGCAGGTATAGCATCAAACATAGTAGCAACCTTTACAGATGAAGAGATTGTTCAATTTTATAAATTAAGAAGTAGTATTAGTAAGATACTAGATAAAGCTAAAGCTGAAAATAGAAAACCTATTGAGCTTACCGATGAGCAAATGAAGGTTGCAATAGATGATATATATGCAATCAGTGGAACAAATAGGAATGAGATCATAGATATGGAAGATGCTATGACTTTAAATAATATATTGATGCTTCCCTCTAAAAAAGCAGCCTTAGCATTAAGGATATTAAACAAGAGGGAACGTATAAAGGAAAATGGATTACTACCTAAAACTAAATAACCCCTTTAACTTCCCCAAAATCTAAGTTACGCTTAAGTTATTGAAACTTAAGCAATTATTATGAACGAAAACGCACAACCTCAGAAAGGGATGCCTGATGATGAAGATATAATCTCCCGCATGGAGGCAAGGCTAAATGAAAGCCTTACTATATCTCAGGACTGGCGGCAATTTGAGGTACGGGAGAACTTTGCCCTATTTGAAGGCAACCAGTGGACGAAGGAAGCGGTTGACAGGCAAACAAAGAACTCACTCCCCATAATCAACATAAACCGTACTGCACCTGTCATTGAATCCATTTGCGGATATGAGCAGCAGAACAGGTTGGATATACAATACCTGCCCCGCTTATTAAACAAGGAGCAGGAAGGATATAGCGACATAATGAACAATAGCGTCCGCTATATAGAAGAAAATGCCAAAGCTGATAGCCAATATTCATTATCCTTCAGGGATATGTTGATTTGTGGCATTGGGGCAACAAGCACAGACTTTGATTATGACAACAACCCTGATGGGGACACTGTAGTTGAACGTATCTTCCCTGCATTCCTTTTCTGGGATAATGCCGCCCGTGCCAAGAACCTTATAGACAGTGACTATGTAGTACGCCTTAAGGTGATGAACCAGGAAGCCATACAGGAAGAGTATGGGATAACCTTCTTCGATGATGTATATAGTGCTTCTCTTGATGCCCGTATACTTGAGTTTTTTAATGCTGTTTTAGCAGTAAAGACCCTTGGGGTGGTATATGAGTACCAATGGAGGCAAAAAGAGCCATTCTACCGTGTTGAAAACCCATTTATGAAACTTAATCCAATGACATTGCCTCCAGAGGTCGCAATGATCATGGAAGCCTTAAAAAAAGAATATGCAGAAACCTATAGCTTTAATCCGGACATGGATGCCTTGTTCTCTGTGGGGTCAGGCAAGAAGCTTAGTGAGATAAAACAGATATTTGGTGCATTGGGAATACCTGTAAAGTCCACTAAGCAGCATCAATTCAAGTATTACCGTGCCATAATAACGGGCAGCAAGGTAGTGGAAAAATCCGAAAACTACTCACAAACAGGTTTTTCCATAAAGTTCATGATCGGGCAGTTTAGCGAACTTACCCAGTCATATTATGGGCTTGTACGTTCATGCAAAGACCCACAACGGATGCTTAACCAGGCTGTCTCTGATTATGTCAGCTTCCTGCAAACCATACCTAAAGGCGGCGTGGAAATTGAAGCTGATGCCGTTGATGATATTGCGGCCTTTGTTGATACTTATACCAAGGCACGCCATGTAACTATATATGAGCCGGGTGGCCTGATGAAATCACGCCCTAAAATAACTCCTCCTATCCCTTCAGGTATTTTAGAGATGATCCAATATTCTGACCAACAAATTATGCAGGTCTGTGGTGTCACACCTGAGCTTATGGGGATGATGCAGACCAAGGAAACAAATTCCTCTTTCTTACGTCAACAAATAAAGCAGGGGCTTACTACCTTATCCACTTATTTTGATGCCAAGTACTACTACCTGCAACGTCAGGCTGAGTTATATACAGACTGTGTACGCATCATGGTTGATAATTGCGAGGGCAGGCTAATCAGGAACGTCATAGGGGAAAAGGACGAGCCTTATATCCAGCTTACTAAATCAAGGTTAGCTGCACAATATGACATTGTAGTTGATGAAATGCCATCCTCACCTGATGAAAATAACGACCTTGCCATGAAGCTGCTTGAACTGCAAGGGCAGTTAATCAATATGCCAACCCCTGTAAATATCATGCCACTTGTCATTGAGCATTTAGATTTAAAGCCTGATGTCAAAGAACAAATCATGGAGATGATGAAGCCACCGCCTCCACAGCCGCCAGACCCATTGAATACGGCATTACTTGAAAGTGAAATAAATTACAAGAATGCCAGTGCCGAGAAGCTAATGGCCGATGCCATTAAGATAAAGATAGATGCTATGTATAGGAAACAGGAGGCTGAGCTAAACCCTTATAAGCAAGAAGCAGATATTAAATATACAGAAGCCCGCACAGTAAATGAAATGGTCAAGGCCGGCCAAACAATAAAAGACAGCTTGACCAACCTAATTATTTAATCAAAGGTAAATATATGACTGACATTAACAATGAAATTTTTTCAAATGCTGACAGTTTCCATGCGCACTTGCAGCAAATACAGCAAGAGCCAAAGGCAGATGATAGAATAACCGAGGAAAGCCATGGTGACAAGATACCTGAAGAGAACCCCGTTATACCGGATACGCAGGGACAACCTGAATCCGATGGCCTTGCCGAAGATGAAATGGTTCATGATGCTGAGGTTGAAAGTAGCAATAACGAAACTTATAAAGAGAATAAGTTTATACCTAAGTCACGATTTAACAAAGAGATAGAAAAACGGCGTGAGCTTGAAGGGCAATTAACTAAAGAACGTGAAGACAGGATACGCTATGAGACCCAACTTCAGATGCTTCAACAAGCAGCTAATTCAAGTGCTGATCAAATGCAAAGTGCAAAAAATGCACATTCCATCCAACCAACAGAAGAATTTGAGCCGTTAGATCCAGATACCCATCGGCTTTACATGAAGAAGATAGGCGAGCTTGAAAACAGGCTAGAGGGTATTAATAAAGACACCGCAGAAAAGACGCAGCAGTTGCAATATTATAACATAGTATCCGCACAGGAACAGGTCTTTGAAAGGAGCAATCCTGATTTTAAGGATGCACTGAGCCATTTACAGGCTGTAGAAACACAAATCGCCCAAAATATCCTGCCTGAAGGCCAGGTGAACGCATATGTAAACCAAAAGCTCCAAAGTACCCTGATGGTAGCACTAAACTCAGGCAAGAATGCGGCTGAGGTCATGTATAACATGGCTAAAAGCTATGGATATAAGGCTAAAGGCGATTCTAAGGCCGCTACAGCACCACAATCAAATCTTGAGGCCATAAATAGCAACATGAAGAAGACTGCGTCCATACAGTCTTTAAACAACAGCGTCGGCTTGGGTAACAATAGTAATATATTTGATATCAAGCATGTGTTGCGTGACCCTAAAAATCCATCCAGTGGGATTGATGGCGATAAGTTCCAGCAGTTGCTAGCTAAGGCTGCGAGAGGATGATAGTTACTAGTAATACAGTATGCTAGTAACTATAGTTACTGGTATAATGCATTATATAATTAAGTCTTTAATATCCCAATAATGGCTATGGTACAGGCTATGAGCCATATAACAACTTCGTATTTTGTTCTGTTAAGTTTTGCATCCAAATAATCTTTAGTAACTAAGTTACTAAAATCAACCTCTCTACTTTCTTGAAGTAACTTAACAAACTCTTCAGCATGCAGTTTTTTTACACCTTGTTTCATTAGGCGTTCAACTGCTGCATGTGTATCAAACGTAACTGTAGTCATAACTGCCTCATATTTGCATGGGTATTATACGGTTTCTTTAAATAAATAGCAAATCAGATAGGTCAGGCAACGCTATCACCATTATACCATTATAATAATATAATGTTGAAAATGGTAAAAATGCCAGGTCAATAAAATTGGGCTAACTTGTTGGAATATAAGGTCATTAAAAGAAATTATTATAATGGTGGGCGAGTTATTAATCCCTTGACACCACAAATAAAATACTATTACCTCATTAGGGTAAGTCTTTGATTTATAAGGCTTATTTCAGTTATCCGGAATTTCCAGACAACTGAATTTCTTGCAAATAGGGCAACGTTACAGCTAACAGGGATAAGCAACCCTCTAAAAGGTTCGAGCAGGGTAACCTCGGTAAAAGACCTCGTAAAAGAAAAAGCAGGGAAACAAGCAATTGTTTTTTAATTAACTTTTTACGAGGCATATATGGCTACTACAAGTTTTAGTACCAACTCCTCGAGTACCGTCAAACTGTGGTCTGAACGTACCCTATACGATTTTGTCTCAGACACAGAAATGCTTGGTCAAATGATCCGCACAGGCGTACTCCGCAGGGTTGACAATACAAATAAAGATGCAGGCGACAGAGTTACTGTTTCCTTCCTTAACAGGCTCAATGAACAAGGTTTACTTGGTTCTGCTGCTGCCACAGGACAGGAAGCACCACTAATCTATGCGACTGACAATATGAATATAGACCAGCTAAGGATACCGGTTTCTATCCCAGCCCCATATACCATCGATACGCAACGGGTACAATATAACCTGTCTGAAGATGCATACCGTGTTATGAGTGAGTGGATGAAAGTACGTGGTGTACTTGGTGCATTCAACCAGTTAGCCGGTAATACAGCAACCACCATCAATTATGATAGTGTAGCTTATTCAGGTAATGACAGACTGAAGATCACAGGGCTAAATGCCGCTGTCGCACCTTCAACAACTTCCGGGGTTACACGTATCATACGGGCTAATGCCTTAGCGACTGATGAACTTGTTGCTGCTGATACTACCGCAACAATGAAACTTACTTATATACTTAATGCTGAAACATACGCCCAAACAGCACAACCTTATATCCGGCCTTTAAGTGAAACCTCTGAAGTGAAATATCATTGCTATGTACACACACAGCAGTATATGGACCTTCTAAATGACACTTCCAGCCCTTATCAATACAGGGATATACAACAATCATTGATAACTTCCGGACGGGGCGAAGGTGAATTGCAACGCAGTTTTATCTTCTCGCAAACACGGGTGTTTAACAGTGATAAACTTCCATTAGGTGTTAATTCCAGTACTTCTGTTGCTGTAGCTAATTGCCGCCGTGCCATATTCTGTGGCCGTGATGCAGGTGCAGTGGCATTTGGAAAAGGTTATTCTGATGGACGCGCTGAAGTTGCAGGTTTCCGTATTAATTCTGACTACTACGATATTGCACAGCAACAACGCTTTGCAATGGTTGGAATATTCGGAATCCAAAAGCTCCAGTTCACTGATGTAGGTGCTTCTACGGTCAATGACAATGGTTCGATTGTTATTTCAACATATAGTGCAATATAGGAGATATATCATGGCAACCGCATATACTTTCGCCCAAATACTTCCATATAGTTCCTACCCTGCAAAATACGAAGCAGGCGAATTATACTCAATTGATTTTGAATATACTGTCGCGGCTACTGTGGTAACTGGGGATAATTATAGTACCCCTTCAGGTGCATTACCTACAAATGGTATACGTATCGTAGATACAGCTTTGATATTTACACCATTGGATACAAATGCTTCTCCAACTGCAACGATTAGTGTAGGTGATTCTGGTTCTGCAACCAGGTTCATCAATGCCGCCAATGCTGGGTCAGCTACTTCCAATGCACAATTACATCTATTTATCAACCAGGCACAAGGGTTGACTGCGGGTGTAGTTAGTTCTGGTTCTGGCTATCTATATGGAAGCAATACCACTCCTGTTCTTAAAGTAACAGTTGGTGGTACTGTGGCAACGGCACAAACAGCAGGTGTCATACGCCTACGGGTTAGCTTTTATTGCTCTGGTGAACAATAAGACAAGGTAAATGATGGCGGTAACTTTAGGTGATTTGTCTACGCAAATCCTGTACGAGACTAATAAAAGCGGACAGGAATTCAATTACGGTGTAACAAATGCTATTATAACCGCCATTAAATACATGGAGCAAAAGCATCCCTGGGTGTTTAGCAAGACCGCCATCATTACTATAGTGGCGACTTCAACCGCCGTAAGCAATGCAGTCAACCTTCCTGCTGACTTTAACAGGCTGCTTGATGCAAAGTATGCCATAGGAAATTGTCTTTATGGGACACGGCAAGGTTTCGTAAGCATACCTTATGACGAGCTTAACTCCCTTATCACAAATACCGCACAGACTGGATATCCATTGAAATATGCCATCTATGGCGACCAATTCTATGTCTATCCCTTCACTAATACAAATATAGATTTTACCATTAACTATAACTACAAAGACGCAATTTATCCCGCTGTCCCTTCAGATACCTCTGTGTGGTTCAATGACCAGACTATTGACGCAGTACGTAATAAGGCATTGGAAGTGTTTTATAGGGATACCCTGGAAAGCCCTGAAATAGCTAATAGCTATGTGCCAATCTTCCAGGACTATAGCGACAATCTAAGCCGTAAGAATAACAAGCGGTCAGTGTATAATCTTTTGAGTATTTAATATGACAACAGCACATTATGGTTGGTATGTAGGCAATGTAGGCGGCGACACCAATACATGGGGAAATAGCCAAAATGCTACTGTAAATTCCCAGGATACTATAGTGTTTGGGATACAAAATAATAATATAGGGACTACTGCACCTTCTATATTCAGTGCTGGCTCAATGTGGCTTAATACTACTTCTAACCCATATGTACTTAACATATATGATGGTAGCCAATGGGTAAGCACTGGGCTTTTAAGTACTTCTGCACATCTCTTTACCGCCAGTGGGGTATCGCCATATATAGGTGATATGAAGTTCTCGACACAAGCCGCAAACCATGGGCTATGGATATTATGTAACGGGCAGTCATTGGATACTACTATTTACTCAGGGCTATTTGCTATTATTGGGTACTCCTTTGGTGGAAGTGGCGGTAGTTTTTCAGCCCCAGACTTAAGAGGGCAGGTTGCTGGTGCAATAGGCACTGGAACTTACGCAGGAGCAAGCACAAGGACTATAGGAGAATTTGTAGGTGAAGAAACCCATACACTTATAACTGCTGAAATGCCATCGCATAATCATCTTGTTAGTGCAGGTGTATTACAAAATGGTGGTGGCGTCGCAGGTGGAGGCATATTTGGTACAATAACCCCCATTAATACTGGCAATACTGGCGGTGATGGCGCACACAATACTATGCAGCCAACTTTATTCGTAGGTAATTACTTTATCTATGCAGGGATGTAATGCATGCTAGGCAACAGAAGCATTATAAATATACCTCCTGGAGTCAATAAAGAGGATAATACCCTTACGTCATTTATATATACTGATGCAGATAAGATAAGATTTTATCAGGGATTACCTGAGAAAATAGGTGGCTGGGTACAGGTCATCTCAACCAATACCCAAACATTAAGTGGGGTCTCCCGAACAATCTATAGCTACATAGATAACAATGGCCTTGAACATGTACTAATTGGCACGCATACACGTCTTTATTCCTTTGAGAATGGAGCTTATTATAATATCACTCCCCTTGTAACAAGCACTACTGCTATAGCCAATAGTCTTTCAACTAATTTTGGCACATTGGCTAATAATCCTATTATCACAAGCACAGGTAGCAATGTCGTTACCATACCTATAACACCTTTTTCTATAGGTACATTTAAGCAGGGAGATATCATTACACTAAGTGGCGTTACGGGTAACCCTGGCGGCATTACCAATGCCAATCTTACTGGGCTATTCGCCATTAACACAGTGTTGCCATCGGCTATACTTATAAATGCAAAAAATAATGTAGTGGCCAGTAGCTCTGTAACCGCTGGTGGGAACTCAGTTGTTGTAGCTACACAGGTCATATCAGTTTCCCAATTAGCACACGGATTCGCCAATGGGGATAGGATAAAGATATTGGCCGCCACAGCCTTTGGTGGATTTACGATAGGAGACTTAAATGTTGAGGCAGTAATCAGGAATGTTACCACAAATGCTTATGATTATTATCTTACCCAGTCAACGGATTTTGCTACTAGTAGTGTATCTAACGGTGGTGGCGCAGACACAACGGTACAAGGACAGATAGCGGCTGGCACATGCTCATTTGCCCCTATTTCCGGCTATGGCGGTGGTAAATTTGGTGCAGGTACATATGGCACGGGCAAGCCTTTTTCTGAGGGATTCTTCCCCCCACAAATATGGTCAATAGATAGATATGGCGATAGCGTTGTGATGACCCCTGGCAATCAGGGAGGGGTATATCAATGGATGGGTAATATTAATACCGCCCCTGTGCTTATTACAAATGCACCAGCGGCAGTTGATTACCTGTTTGTTGCACAGGCTGAGAATGTAATTGTAACCTTGGGTGCTGGTGGTACTACAGGACGCATACTTACCAGCGATAGCAGTGATATAACGAACTGGACGGTAAGCGGTACTTCACTTGTTTTTGATCGTACCATACAAGGGGCAGCAACATTGATAGCCCATTCCTATGTCAAGGGTCAGTATATGCTATTTACGGGCAATGCCGTATATACAATGTTCTTTGTGGATAAGCCTGATATATGGGTAGTCAGGTTACTGACAGAGGCAGACGGCCTGATTGGGCAAAATGCTGTTATGGGATTACCTGATACCGTAGTATGGCAAGGTTCAAACGACCTTTATATTTATAATGGCTCTGTCATCTCCCAAATCCCAAATAATACTCTATTACATTGGATGTTTGATAATATCAACTGGACGTACTCAGGGATTTGTTTTGCCAGGAAGGTGATGGAATTTAACGAAGTGTGGTGGTTCTTCCCAAGCGGAACTAATACCGAGTGCAATAATTATATCATATGGAACTATCAGGAGGGTCATTTTACCAATGGCCAGCTTAGCAGGACGGCGGCAGAAACACCAACTAACCCGACACGTGAGCAATATCTGGCAAACGGCTCATGCACCGGAAGCCCTGCAAGTGTCTTATACCAACATGAGACTGGGTACGCGGATAATAATAGTACCATGACAGGAAGCCTAACTACCAACTATGCTCTTATGGATGCAGGCGATTACGTACAAAATATATCCGCTATAATCCCAAGCAATTACCTCCTTCCAATCGGTACGGTAGAAGCCGCACAGGATTTATATACTCTA